AAGGCCACTAACCACGTCCGCAGGAACGATAAACTCACCATCGGAAAGTACAACGTCTTGCTCCCCCTCCAAGGTTGCTGGGATCATATCGTCCATGCCGTCACCGACACCATTCACCATGCCTTCATCGACCATGGCGTTTTGATCAAACTCGCCGCTTTTAACGCGCTCAACCAAATCCCTCAGAGCCTCTTCTCCATAACGTGACAAGAACATCCCCAAAACCCTTTCAGGCTGCTCAGACTGGCCCTTGATTGCCTTTACAGCACTGGAAATAAGCTCTTTGTCATTCGGGCCGGTCATTTCACCGCCTTCTTGATACCTCAGCGCAGCAAGACCGCCCTCAGCCTTGCCGGTTACCCTTTGATACAATTCAGGATATTCTTCAGCGAATAATTGTTTGGCTGATTCTTTGGCTGCTTTTCTTCCCTCAATGTCCATGCCGGAGCCGCCAAGGCCAAGAATCCTAGCTATAACGCTGTCGTCTTCTATTTCCTTCTTTCTTTTTTGAGCCTTTTCATCATCGATAAACATGGATGTGAACTCATAAATGTCTTGCATTTTTTTATTGGCCATTTCCCTTGGCGATATCGGCAGGGCCATCTGCCCACCCTTCTGCATTGGCTGGAAGAACCTAAACTCAGGATCGATACCGGGGCGATAGTCCGGCCCCGGAGTCATCATCCGACGCTTGGCAGCCTCTGCCTCTGGGATGTCTGGATAGTCGTCTTCGTTGAAATCCATTTTGGGGGGCTTTGTTGCCTCCATAAGAGCGGGGACCCCGACAGCGCCAATAGTGAATGGGTTTTTGAAGGCTCCCATGGCTCCACCTACCCCTGTGGTGGCTGCATCTGTGGCCGCTTGTGCGCCGGTTATGGCTGTGTTGGCAGACACAGGGCCAGCCGATGTAATCATGTTTTGACCAAGGCTCGAAGACGCGACATTGCCAGCGGAGCCAAGAAGCTCTGCTTGAGGAAGCGCGTCTGCCGGATTTGCGGTTCCGCCCATAGCGCCACCAAGAGCCTTGCCCCCAAAGTAAGACAAAAGGCCTGTGCCGACCGCAGTTCCAAGGTCGTCGCCCTGAAGCAGGCTGCCGAGGCCAGAACCCAATGCGCCAGCCAAAAATGGGGTCGCTGCCATCCCCGCGCCAAGCATGCCAGCCCCAGCAAGGCCGGAGCCAGCCAATCCAAGTAAAAGTGGTAGGGCCATGTCTTACTCCTCAGAGTGCTTCGTATTCTGTACGAGCGTCGAATGATGGGCAGGCTTTCTCAGAGAAGTCTCTATGCCCGAAGATTTGTGCATCTGGATGGCGATCAAGGATTCCCTTGAGGAGCGTCTCCAGAGCGTCCTTCTGGGGTCCGGTGCGTGTGTCTTTAGGATCTCCATTAGCGTCAGAACCACCAACGTAGCAAACCCCGATGCTGTCAGAGTTATGCCCACGGCAATGAGCGCCGGAAGTCGCCTCATCGCGACCAGCGTGAACCGAACCGTCCAGCTCAACCACCCAATGATAACCAATATCACTCCACCCACGCTCTTGCGTGTGCCAGCGTTTGATCTCCTCGGTCTTCACATCGCGGCCTTCTGGGGTGTCGGCGCAATGAACAATAACTTTTTTAATCTCCCGCATATCCTTCACCATAGCGTTCAATAAGGTTGTCCATAGGTATCCAGCTTCTTTCGTCTATTTTACCATCTTTGATGTAGATGTCGTAGACCCCATAACTCCAGCCGGTCAGCGTATGTTTAGCATACTCCTCAACGTGTCCAGCCGGTAGGCTTGTCCCAAGATTGATGATTGTCAGAAACTGGTTGCCCATCTTTGGGAACGTCTTGTCCAATCTTTTGTGTGTATGACCATACACAACGTCATGCAAGGAGTCTCTGGCTATCTGATTTTCAGAGTACATGCCACCATACGCCTTGCCCATGACATTCAGCGGTGCGTGAGTGAACCCGACATCGCCGATAAAATAAAACTCCCCATAAGGGGAGTGCGTCCAACCGTAGTCGTCCAGTGTAGCAAACATCAGCTGGTCTAGAAGCTCGACCACCTCTGGGTTCCGGTTCGTGTATGACCATATGCGGTCTTCATGGTTGCCTAGCGTAACGTGCTTTGGAACATCAAGACCATCTAGCCCCTTATGGAACGCCCTTATGGCCTGTTGGAAACTAGCCATGTCTTGTTTGAAGGATGGCTTTTCCTTGCCCTTGAGAGTGTCGTTACGATCAAATCTGTTCAGAGAGTCGCATGTGGCGAAATCTCCTATCTGTATGATTTGATCTACCTGATTCTCCTTTGCGTATTTACCCATGGCGAAGAATCTAGTCTTGTCGGGCATATTGGGTCCATCGTGACAGTCGCCAATAGCGAGAACCCTTTTGGTGTCGTTGGGCCTAGCCCCCCTTTGCTGTAGCCTGAATACAGGCTTTAGTACAACCTTAACCTCATCCTTCGGTTTGGCTTCTGGCTGGTTCTTGAACTCAACCTCAGCCTGATCGTTGATGTATCCAAGCTCCCGGCACCGCCTCACCCTAGAGGTGAATGTGGTATATGGAACCCCGGCGGCACCGGCGGCTTTTTTTACAGACTTATTGTACTCGTAGAAAAGTCGAGCGGTTTCGCTTAACAACTCTTTGCTTATAGATGGCGCTGGCACAACACTATCCCCCAACAGTTGCGATGAGGGATTGTACCATGAATACGGCTATTTAGTAACCTTACGAACCTTTTCGTATGTACGAAGTCCGCCAAGCCCGAGCATGCCAAGAAGCACGGTCATAAGACTGTCCATGTCAAATGTTGGAAGCTCTGGGATATCCACCCCTGCGTATGTACACACAAACATGGTCATCGGTGCCAAAACAAAGTGCCATGCCATGGCAAAGCTCAAACACCAACCAAGGAACGGACGCCAGCCAGCAACAAACACAGACCTGTGCTGCGCCTCAGCCTTGTTAACCTCCACCTGTGCCATAGCCGCCTCATGAGCGTGCTTCTCTGCCATGGTGGCGATATCATGTGCCAGCTTCGCCTTTTCATCGGCGTCTGGAATAAACTTGTCTAGCAAGCCCGCAACCGGACCAATTAAAGCCTGTAACATCGATTATTCTCCCTTTGATTTCTTGCTCTCTTGCCCCATCCAGATTCCGAATATGCCTGTCATAACACCCATAATTACAGACACAAATGCGCTCTGTTGCATCGTGGGATCTTCCAAGTGCATGAACCATTCTGCACAACGCCACGACATGGCAATACTGCAAATCATAGTAAGCCTTGCAACGATATTATAGGCAATTAGGTTCTTGATAAAGCTCATTTGTACTAGGATACAATTTTGACGGTACCAGAATCATTGTACAGCGCACCAGACTCAAGGCCCGTGGCGCTTGTGGGAAGCTCCGTCAGGGTTAGCTTTGTGCCCCGCATCTGTCCGGGGTTTCGCTCTTGCTCAATGAAGATCTCAAGGGCGCGAATAAGGTCTTGCATGTATCTGGCCGAATACTCGGAGGTAGGCTCAGGCAGTCTGGGTGGCGCTATCTGATTAGATGACATTAACGCCTCCCATCTGGCTTCATATCAACCCGTGGGCTGCCCAGTTTCCATTTTGCGCCAAGAGCCTCTGACTCAATCCTCATGGCAAAGGATCTGCCCCTGCTTCTCAGGTGCAGCTGCTCGGTAAATGTTTCCACAGGAGACGCCTGTGTTCGAGCGGTTACTCCCGATGCTGTGTTATCGAAATCTGCGCCGGGGAAGTTTCTTGATTTGATCGTAAAGATGGCTTGGGGGCTGCTCAGTTGTGTTGACCCCGAGAAGGTGAGGTCGGGAATCACGCGCCTGATATAGGTGAAGTGATCCCCATCACCGATGTCCATTGCGGCTGATTCTATGAATGAGTTCATAGCGGTGCCGTCATCGTCGTAGCCAAGCTCGTGGTTATAGAGATACGAAGAAGAGGCCGCTATTGGGAAACTTCTGGTTCCTCTGTCAATCCATCCGGTTCTTGAGAGATCGCCAAAATACCAGATGGAATCAGCATAGTTGTATATAACGTACCTATCGTTATCGGTGCTTCCGGCAGAAGGGTAAAACCAAAACACCTCAGAAAACTCTGAGTTTATTCCCGCGACAACTTTATCGTTCTGCTCAAGATTGAAGTCCAAGAAGACCTTGTCTTTTACAGAGCATGGTAGCTGCTGTGTCTGACCCGCATATGTATAGAAGTTGTCGATGCCCATCCAGTAGACAACATCCTCTGTGGCAACCGCAGAGTTTGGCCCCATGATAGTAATGTTGGACGCAAGCTGCTGGAGGCCAAATGTAAATGGTGGGCCGATGAACCGCATGGAGTTTAGGGCCGTATCTGTCCATACGAGGATCTCTCGCTTTGTTTCGACAGCCTGAACAAACGTGGAGCCTGCGCCCAGCTTTAGGTCGCCAGCGGTGTTTGTGCTGGTTGGGAACCAGTCAATAGCATTCTCTTGGGATGAGAACCTTATGAGAAGAGGATCTTGCGTTCCGTCGCCCTGTGTCGCTGACGAGTTTGCGCCAAGTCCGTCACACCCAAAGGCAATCACATGGCGGTCTTGATCGGAAACAAGAACCTGTTTGGCGACTTGAGGCACGCTAGTTTTGGTTCCGGTTGTCGTGGAAAGCTCCACTGCCCTTGCCGACGTGGTGCCAGTTTTATCCCAGTAGTAAATATTTGAGTCACGAGGATTGATAATCAGATCCTCACCGAAGTTATCGTGCGACCACAGACGTATTTGGGTTGTGGTGGTAAGGCCATTGGGTTCAGCGTCGCCCCAGCCCGCCCTACCATATGTGCCTGCACCCCAACCGGTGCCGCCAACAACTGTGTCTAGGCCAACATTGATCTGATACTTCGCAACTGTACTAGAGCCGCCGCCAGCGGAAACGGTAGATGTTGCAGCAGACGAGACGACGATTTCATAGTTGTCAGCGTCGATAACACGAATAATCTGATGCTCGGCGTTGAGTGTGTCGGCTGTGACACCGCCTACCGCTACAGCAGAAGAAAAAGTAACAAAGTCACTTTCAACCGCGCCGTGCCCGGTATGGTTGACATTAATGGTGGTCGAGCCATTGGTGGTGTCGAATGTGGTGTCGCCCGCACTCGTAGTGAGCCGAAGGGGCGTTATGTCATTAAATGCTCCGCCCTCTTCGATGTAGTATTTAAGGTGGGTGCCAATGCCCAAATAATCAGAGCTGTCAAGAGCGATCCAGTTATGCAACGACCTTGCGGAGCCTTGATAGGTGTTGGAGCTATACTTTTCCCAGCCGCCAATTTTTTCAGGATACCCGAAGCGGAAGCGAATCTTATCGCAATCTCTCCATCCGCCCTCATTGGAGTAAGATGTGATCTCTCTGTTTATGCCGGGTTTAAATTGTATTTTTTGAAGAGGCATTTCACATCTCTATTAGTTTTTTAGCGGCCCCCGACTTGATGGCCTCTATGGCCTGACTGACCTTATTTGACTCCACCATCTCATTCCGAAACGACTCGACCGCCGCCCCAGTTTGCCTAGACTGCTGTGCGTTCTCTATGAGAAGAACGGGTAGCCACGCCACAGCGCATCCCCACTCCTCTGTAGGCTGGCCGTCGTTTGGGTTTGTACCCGATATCTTCATAAACCACGCACAGTCGAACTGACGGCATGGGTTGAACTTGTCCATTGGACAGTTCTGTTTCACTTCCAGCTTCATCAGTTTTTCTGAGCAATGATGATATCGACGTACTGAACGTCGAGATTGATTGCTGTGCCTGTAAATGTGGACGTAGCGGAGCCTGAGAAGCCGTGGTTGTGACCCTGACCGCCACCAGTGTTGTTGATGGTCAAAGGTGACGCTGATGCACGACCACCACCCCGTGTATCGCCAAAGCCTAGTGGCGTCTGGGTGGTTGTTCCGGTTGTCGGGTTGAAGTCTTCTCGCTGCTGCACGACACCTGAGTGATTGTGTGCTGGCATTTGAGCGATGGTCAGCGTGTGACTTGCCACAGAACCGCTAATAGACGTGCTAACTGAGCCAGCGGGCGTGATATTCGAGAAAGCACTGCTGAAAGCGTTAGAGCCGCCCGTTGTGACGGTTCCTGAGACCACACGCAGTGCCTTGTCGTTGTGAGTTGTGTCCTTAGTCCAGCCGGTTGGAGCGGCGGTCTGCTGAAACAGCATCTTAGTGCCGGAGGCGAATACAGCCGTGTCTGCCAGCTTTGCAGCAGTGACTGCGTTATCTGCGATCTTGGCTGTGGTAATCGCCGAGTTTTCAATAGACGCGGTGTCCACAGTCATTTTTGTAACTACAGCGCCAGAACCGGCACCGTCAGCAAAAATCCAAGCAAACGCTCCTGCGGCTACGGTTGCATTGCCGCCTGAGCCTTGCGTGAATATCGCCGACTGGCTCGTATTGTTATGAACAAGATAGGCCTTATCTTGATCATTCGGACTGATCGTAATTGTATTCGCGCCCGACGGAGAGCCGCCAAGCACGAGAACTTTGTAATGACCGTCAGCCAACGCGCCGTCTGTACTGCTCAGGGTGTGGGTTGTACCCGACAGCGTAATGGAACCGACACCGCTCAAAGCGCGGTCTATAATGTCAAAGTTTGTGTTGGTGGTCGCGCCCCAAGTTCCTGACTGTTCGCCAGATCCGGGTTTCTCAATACCACTGTTAGCCGTGTAAGTGGATGCCATTTACTTCACCATTTCCGTCCATGTCTCGATTGTATCACCAGCAGACACCTCTGACCATGTGTCCCCAGTGTGAGTTATCTCGGACCATGACTCCACATTTGTACCCGCGTCTAAATTTTCCCACAGCAGCTGACCTGCTGTTGTTTTGCTGAAGGCGAAGATGACATCGTAGTCACCAGAGAAGATGCCGATAGCAGCTGACGTTTGCAGGAACGTGCTGCTCATGGTCTGGTCGGCTTCTTTCACGATGTTCGCCGCCGCCGTCTCTATGGAGTCGCCGATCTGCGTGGACAGACCCTTGGCAATTAAGTTGCCGTCGCTGGTCTGCGTGAAGTTGCCAGACTGCTCGGACACACCAGACGCAATTAAGTTGCCGTCGCTGGTCTGCGTGAAGTTAGCCGACTGCTCGGATACGCCGGTAGCTATCAGTGTCTGCGTCGAGGTCTGATCAAACTGCGAGATCATGTCGGCGTCGGTCTGACGGACACGAGTTGCATCCAACGACTGCAAGAAGTTGGCATCAAGCGTTACAACGCCAGCCGCCGTGCCAGCCGCAAATGCAGAAAGCACCGAGTCGCCAATCATGTCCAACGACGCTGGCGATATGAAGTTTTGCGAAGTGGTCTGCGTGAAGTTGGCGTCAAGCGTCTCGGTGCCGAACAGGACGATTCCCTGATCAGCTATTGCCCTTTCCGAGATGCCGTGGACGCCGAACATCAGGCCGCTATTTCCATGAGCGTTAAGGTAGATTGCCCTGCATCACCAAATGGCCTGTTTACATACATAGTGCCGCCGCCAATCTGACCAAATCGAACATTGTAGGCGTATGTCGTCCCTGCCGTATGCCCGCTTGTGAAAAGAAACGACCCTGAAAATCCAGCCCGGACATCACTTACACTATAAAAGGCATCTCGACCTATATCCTTCACAACTGAATCATCTTTGAATATTTGAAATAAAAATCTACCGTCATTTGTGCTAGTAGAAATTCCTGTGATGTCAAACATCACAAGAAGTTTGCTGCTGCCTTTCATGGTTATACTTGCATCAGTGCCAAAAATGTCAATTCCGGCACTGTTGCTATTTGACCGAGAAGTTCCGTCGCTAACGCTCACAACCTGCAATACGCTCCCCGAAGGGAGGTCGCCATGCTGTATTGCGTCACTCTTTAGCTTTGCTGACGTAATGCAGTCATCAGCCAGATTCGCTGTTTGAATCGTGGTGTTCGTCCCCAGCAGGTTTGCAAGATTACGGGCGTTACTCATCTGTTACTCCGGCTTCAGAGGCCACACGACAGTGTCGAGGGACTGATAGGTGTTGGTAATGTCACGCAGCGCCTGACGGTAGTCCCGCCGTGCCTGTGACATGGTCAGATCCGAAGAGGCCCACCAATCTGTCTCGGCGATACGGCGGTTCCGCTCGGCACGAAGCAGCTTCAGCGGCTCGGCAGCATCAAGCTCGGCCTTCTTTGCAGAGACCGTGGTCCACGATACACCCCAGTTGTCAGGGTTATCGGACTCGACTGCACTGCCGTTCTCGTCCTCGCCGATAATTCGGCGGAACATGGCGTTGAACTCATCCTCTGTGGTCGGCTCACCACGAAGCACCCACTGTTCGTCAGGGATGAGGGCTACGATTGCGTCTGCTACTGTTGCCATTTTACCCAGCTATTTCCT